CTGATCGCGGTCGCCCTGTTTCGTGCTGCAGAAAACCAAATGGCTGCCGGTGGTCATGTTCCCCGTGCCGCTGAGGCGAGGGTATGTGGGACTTGAAGCTTTGGTGGGTGAAGCCGGTAGCTGCCCTTGCCGTGTGTGCCGCGCTGCTGTGCTCGGGCTGGGTGCTGCGGGGCTGGAAGGATTCGGCCGCGCAACTGGAACAGCTTCGCCAGGACCAGAAGGCGATAGCGGACGCGAACCTGCGGGCCGAGAAGGCGAACGTGCGGCTGATCGCGGAACTGCGGAAGCCGAAGGCGGGAGTGGAAATCCGTGAAGTGGTCCGTACCAATCCAAGCCAGTGCGTGCTGCCTGTGCCTGTGTTTGACAGCCTGCTCGGCGCCGTCCGTGAGGCCAACGCCGCCCGCTGAGGCGGTGGTGCTGTGCAAGCCGCTGCCGGAGCCTGCCAACGCGCAGGTAGATGCGGTGCTGGTGGCCTACGCGGACACGATCGATGTCTACCGCGACTGTGCGGCGAGGCATCGCGCGCTCTCGGAATGGGCAAGGGGCACGAAACGATGAACACGCACCGCGCCTACTACGGCGCCGACACGCTGATCGACTGCTACATCCGCAATGCCGCAGGCCCAGTCGCGCTGACCAGCCTTAGGGCGCCGGTGTACGCCTACGGGCGGAATGACGAGCTGACGACCCTTCCGGCCTCTATCGAGGGCGAGGGCAAGGCGACCTTGACGGTGACCAGCGATGCCACGGAGTCCCACCTGGGGCCGGGGCTGTACCGCTTTGCGATCGAGGATCTGGGCCGCGTGGTCTACGACGGTCTCCTCGAGATCGTTTGAAAAAGAATCAGAAAATCAAAGGAATCAAACATGGCACGCGGAGGCAAGCGTGAAGGCGCGGGCCGACCTGCGGGCGCGCTGGACAAGGGCAATGCCGATCTCCGGCAGATGATCCTGCAGGCACTGGACCGCAAGGGCGGCGTGGACTACCTCGAAGGGCTGGCCGGCTCCAACTCGGCCGCGTTCGTGTCCCTGCTGCGCTCGGTCATGCCGAAGGAAGTGGTGGGCGCTGGCGGTAAGGACCTGTTCCCCAGCCGCATCGTGTTCGAGGTTGTCGATCCGTGAGCGACCTCCGGCTGCGGATACCGCGCCGGATGCAGCCCTTCATCACCCAGCGCAAGCGCCACAAGATCGCGCGCGGCGGGCGAGGCTCGTCCAAGTCGTGGACCGTGGGGCAGATCCTCGTGGCGCAGGCGATGGCCGAGCCGACGCGGACGCTCTGCCTGCGAGAAGTGCAGAAGTCCATCCGGGAGTCGAGTCACCGCCTGATCGCCGACACCATCGAGCGCATGGGGGTCGGGGCGTTCTTCGACGTCCAGCGTGACGCCATCAAGGCGGCCAACGGTTCGGAGTTCGCCTTCGCGGGCCTGCAGGACCACACGTCCGACTCGATCAAGTCCTATGAGGGCTTTGACCGGGCATGGATCGAAGAGGCGCACACGGTCACCGAGCGCAGCGCCAACATCCTGATTCCGACCATCCGCAAGCCGGGGTCGGAACTGTGGTGGACGTACAACCCCGAGCAGGAAGACGACTTCGTCCACCTGCTCGCCGCCAGCGGTCGAGACGACGTGCTGGTGGTGGACATCAACTGGCGGGACAACCGGTGGTTCCCCGCGGAGCTTGAGACAGAGCGCCAGGCGATGCTCGCGCTCAACCCGGACCTGTATCGGCATATCTGGGAAGGCGAGTGCCGGTCGGCCGGCGGCATCATCTTCAAGCGCGAGTGGTTTAAGTTCTACGACGAACTGCCCGAGCGCCTGAACCGCTACGTGGCCAGCGACTACGCGGTCACGGAAGACGGCGGGGACTACACCGAGCACGGCATGTGGGGGCTGTCCAACGACGGCGACCTATATGCGCTGGACTGGTGGAGCGGGCAGACCAACACCGCCGACTCCATCGAGGCGTGGCTGGACATGGTGCGCAAGCACAAGCCGCTCGCTGCCTTTGACGAGAAGGGCGTGATCCTGCGGGCCATCGAGCCAGCGATCACCAAGCGCATGCGTGAGACGCAGACGTTCGTGCGCCGTGAAGCGCTGGCCTCTGCAGGTTCAAAGGCCGAACGCGCGCTGGGCTTCGCGGCTCGGGCCGCTGCGGGCACGGTCTACCTGCCACGCACACCGTGGGCTACGCGCCTGCTCAACCAGCTATGCGCCTTCAATGGCGAGGACGGCCGTCAGGACGACGCCGTGGACGTGTGCAGCCTGATTGGACGCGGGCTGGATGTGATGGCCAATGCGGGCAAGCCCGACCAGTTGCCGCCCAAGAAGCGGCGCGACTACGGGTTCGGCTCGGACGAAGGGGAATTCAATTGGAAAACGGCATGACCGACATGGATGTCGAAAAGCTGTGCCGTCAGTTCGAGGAGGCGGAGGACCAGGGGCGTGACGCCCGCGAGCTGGCCGAGCGTGACCGCGACTACTACGACGGCAAGCAGCTCACGGACGAGGAAGTCCAGACGCTGCAGCAGCGTGGCCAGCCGCCGGTCGTGTTCAACCGTATCGGGCCGAAGATCGACGCCCTGCTGGGCTTCGAGCAGCGCATGCGGACGGACCCCAAGGCCTATCCGCGCACGCCCAAGCACGAGCAGGAAGCCGAGAGCATCACCGATGCCATTCGCTTCGTGCTGGAGGACCAGCGGTTCGACTTCGTGCGCTCGGACGTGGCCGAGGATCTGGCCATCGAGGGCGTGTGCGCGGTCACGGTGACGGCGCGGCAGGGCCGAAATGGCCACGAGATCGTGCTGAATCAGGTGCCGTGGGACCGCTTCTACGCGGACCCGTACAGCCGCAAGCGCGACTTCTCGGATGCCAGCTACATGGGCATCGTCGTCTGGATGGACGCCGAGGAGGCCGAGGAGCGCTTCGGCGCCGAGGCCAAGGCGCTCGTTCAGTCCACGCTGGACAATCGCCACGACACGGGCGAGACGTTCGACGACCGGCCCAAGAACACCGTTTGGCTCGATGCCAAGCGCAAGCGCGTCCGGGTGTGCCAGCACTACTGGAAGCAGGGCGGGAAGTGGCACCACGCCATCTTCTGCAAGGCCGGTTTCCTGATGCCGCCGCAGGTCTCGCCCTACACGGACGAGGACGGCAATCCCGAGTGTCCCATTGTGGCGGCGTCCGCCTACGTGGACCGCGACAACCGCCGCTATGGCGTGGTGCGCCGGATGATTTCCCCGCAAGACGAGATCAACAAGCGCCGGTCGAAGGCGCTGCATTACCTCAATAGCCGCCAGGTCATCGGCGAGAAGGGGGCGGTCGAGAACATCCAGCAGGCCAAGCGCGAGCTGGCCAAGCCGGATGGCTATGTCGAGGTGAACCCGAACATGCGCTTCGAGGTGGGTGAGCCCATCTCCATGGCGTCCGGCGAGATGCAGCTACTGCAGGAAGCAAAGGCCGAGATCGACGCCACGGGTGTCAATCCTGCGTTGGAAGGCGACGCCTCGGCTCCTTCGGGACGCGCGCAGGAAATGCTGCTGCAGAACGGCCTTGCCGAGCTCACCAAGTATTTCGCCACGCTGCGCGACATGAATTGGCGTGTGTATCGGTCCGTGTGGAACCGCATCCGGCAGTTCTGGACCGAGGAGAAGTGGATTCGCGTCACGGATGACGAGCGGAACCTGCGCTGGGTGGGGCTGAACGTCCCGCAGACCGACGAGTTCGGTGCGCGCGTCGGCACGCAGAACGCGGTGGCCGAAGTGGACGTGGACATCATCATCAACGATGCCCCCGACAGCGTGACCATCCAGTCCGAGCAGTTCGAGATGCTCAAGGAGATGTGGACCGCCGCGCCGGATCGCATTCCGCTGGAGATGGTGGTCGAGGCCAGCAGCCTGCGGAACAAGGACAAGCTGCTGGAGCACCTGAAGGGGCCGCAGGAGCCCAATCCGATGCAGCAGCGCGGCATGGAAGCCGAGTTGGCGGAGAAGGAGGGCAAGGCGATGAAGGCTCAGGCCGACGCCCGCCTCACGGACGCGAAGGCCACTCGCGAACAGATCGAGACGGAGATGGCCATGGAGTTCGGCCAGCCCGTCCCATTGGTCGCCGACAACCAGATGTAACCGCAACAAGGCCCTTCGGGGCCTTTTTTGTTGCCACGACTTTGCCGGTAGGGAACCGGCTCGGACGCGCACGGATTGGCGCGAGACGCGACGACGGCGAACGGTCGAGATGGAGAGCAACACCCAATGAGCGACCCGGACTACGACTTTCTGCAGGAACCCGCCCCCGACGAGCCGATGGACACGGTGGAAACACCCGAAGCCACGCCCGATCCGGAGCCAACGGTCGATCCGCCGGCAACCCCGGCACCGGAGGTGACGACGACCCCGGAACCCCGCGAGGAAATGGTCCCGCTGGCCGCCCTACGGGCCGAACGCGAGAAGCGGCAACGCATCGCACAAGAGCTTGCGCAGTACCAGCAGCAGAACCAGTTCAACCCGGAGGCGTTCTACCAGGACCCCCGGAACATCCAGACGTACGTCCAGCAGCAGCTTCTCAACGAGCGCATCAACCTCTCGCGCTCGATGGTGGCCACGCTGAATCCGGACTACGCCGAGATGGAAGACCTGTTCGTCGAGGAGGCCACGAAGAACCCGGCCCTTCGCGACGAGATGCTGCAGGCCGAGAACCCCGCCCTGTTCGCCTACCAGACCGCCAAGACCCTGCGCACGTTGCGTGAGGCCCAAAGCGGCGATCTGGAGAAGCGTCTGCGCGCGGAGATCGAAGCCAAGGTGCGCGCCGAGCTGGAAGCGAAGCAGCCGCCCTCCGTGCCGCCCGATCTGTCCGCCGTCCGGTCTGCCAAGGGGTCCGATGCCCCACCTGACGACACCCTCGAATCAATCCTCGCTTCACGCAAACGCTAAGGAAAGCACATGACACTCACGACCGTTCAGACGGCCAACGTCGTCAAGCAGTGGGACGACGAGTTCTACCGCGAATACGTCCGCACCAACCGTTTCGCCCGCTACCAGGGCACCGACGCCAACTCGATCATCCAGCTCAAGGAGCAGCTCTCCAAGAAGCCGGGTGACGCCATCACCATCTCGCTGGTCCGCAAGCTCTCGGGTGCCGGCGTCACCGGTAACTCGCTGCTTGAGGGCAACGAGGAGGCGATCGCCAACTACGGGCAGCAGGTCTCGATCGCTGCCTACCGCAATGCGGTGGCGATGACCGAGTGGGAAGCCCAGAAGTCCGCGATTGGCCTGCGCAACGCCGCCAAGCCGCTGCTCAAGGACTGGGCGATGGAGCTGAACCGCACCAAGATCATCGACGCCCTCGGCTCGGTGCGCGGCACGGACGGCCTGATCGTCAAGTACAGCTCGGCCACCGAAACGCAAAAGGACGAGTGGCTGACGGCAAACAGCGACCGCATTCTGTTCGGTTCGGCCGTAGCCAACACCGTCGCGGGCGATCACTCGGCCTCGCTGCTCAACGTCGATGCGACGAACGACAAGCTGACGCGCGGAGTTGTGTCGCTTCTGAAGCGCCGCGCCAAGCTGGCCAACCCCATCGTCCGTCCGGTCACGGTCAACGACGATGAGGAAACGTACCTGATGTTCGCGCCGTCCTACGCCTTCCGCGACTTGAAGGCGGACATGGCCGGTGTCCACTCCGACGCCCGCGAGCGCGGCAAGAGCAACCCGCTCTTCACCGACGGCGACCTGATGTACGACGGCGTGATCATCCGCGAGATCCCGGAGATCGCCGCCATCGGCACGGTGGGCGCGTCCGCGGCCCGCGTCGAGCCGGTCTACCTGTGCGGCGCGCAGGCGCTGGCCCACGTGATCGGCAAGCGTTGGGCGTCGAGCACGGAAACCCGTGACTACGGCTTCGTGGACGGCGTGGCGATTGCCGGCTTCTTCGGCACCGAGAAGATGTTCTTCAACGGCGTGCAGCACGGCGTCGTGACCGGCTACGTCGCGGCTGCGGCGGACGCTTAATCGCTAGGTAGTACGGGGCGGCTTCTTCGGAGGCCGCCCCTTTTCTTTGCACGGAGCGCGCATGGCACGGAAGCCCAAGGCACAGGACGTGCCCGCCAAGGATGGCCCCTTTTTCGTGACCTACACCGACGACCGCCCCGAGGTGGGCTTCTGCGGTGTGGTGTTCCCCCGTGGTGTCGCGGTCGAGGTGAGCGAGGACATCGCCCGCCGCCTGCAGGCGCACCCCAATTTCGAGGTGACCCGTGGCCACGTACACCCGCGCTGACCTGCGCAACAAGGTACTCGGCCGCCTCGGCCTGTATGACCCGCACACCCCGCCGGCCGCTGAAGACGCGGAGACGGTGGAAGCCGAGATCCAGCAGAAGCTGGAGGAACTCGCGGGCGACGGGTTCATCCCGTTCGACCTCGACAGCGACGCCATTCCTGCGCCCTACATGATCCCGCTCTCGTTCATCGTGGCGATCGAGCTGGTGTCCGACTACGGCGCGCAGGGCCGCGTGCAGAGCATCGCGCTGGGCGCGGAGCGTGGCATGCGGCGGCTCGCCCGCCTGAAGGCGGAGCCGTACTTCGGCCAGCCGACGCGAGCGACGTACTACTGATGCGCTGGTCCGAGATCAATTTCGTCGGCGGCGCCTACGCGGACGACGCCAAGCCGTGGTCGCACCAGGACACGCTGAACTGGATTCCGGTCATGGCCGAGCGCCCGGGTGGCCGTTCGCCGGCCATGCTGCGCAATGCGCCGGGCCTGCAGGCGTTCGCCAACCTCTCGCCGTTCCCGGTGCGCGGCCTGCACGACGTCGAAGGCCAGTTGCTGGCGGTGACGGGCAACAACCTTGTGCGCGTGCGCGGTGACGGCACGAGCATGGACCTCGGCATGATCCCGGGCGTTGGCCGTGTGTCGATGGCGCACAACCAGATTGCCGGCGGCAATCAGGTGGTGATCGTCAACGGCCAGAACGGCTACGTTTTCGACACCACCACGGACGCCCTGACGCGCATCACGGACGAGGGCTTTCCGGGCGCGAAGGTCGTGGACTTCGTGGACGGCTACATCGTCGGCGTCGAGCCGTTCGGCCGCTTCTGGTTCCACTCCGACCTCGCGGACGCCACCAGCTACAACACACTGGACCGGGCGGAGGCCGAGAGCAATCCGGACCGCATCGTGACGCTGATCGTGTCGCACCGCGACGTGATGGTGCTGAACGAGAAGTCCTGCGAATTCTTCTACAACACTGGCGCCGCCACCGGTACGTTCCAGCGCCGTGACGGCACGGAGCTTGAGATCGGCTGCGCGTCGGCGCATTCGGTCGTGCGCATCGATAACTCGGTGTGCTGGCTGGGCAATGATGGCTGCTTCTACCGCCTCAACGGCTACCAGGCGGTGCGCATCTCGACGCACGCCATCGAACAGGCGGTCAGCCGTACCACCCTGCGCGCCGCGTTCGCGTTCACCTACGAGGACCGCGGGCACAAGATCGTCTATTGGACCTTCCCCGATGGGCAGACGTGGGGTTACGACGTTGCCACGGGCGAATGGCACCGCCGCGCGTCGAAGGGGCTGGAACGCTGGCGCCTGAATGCGCTGGTGCGCTCGAACGGCGCATGGATCGGCGGCGACTTCCGCTCGGGCCTGCTCTACACGGTGGAGTGGGGCCTCTCGACGGAGGCGGGCGAGGAGATCGAGCGCCGTCGCACCACGGGCGTGCTGGCCGATGCGGGCAACCGCGTAACGGTCAATGCGTTGCGGCTGGATGTGGATACGCAGCCGGACGTGGATGCACCCAATCCGATCCCGGATGGCCCGAACTACTCCATCGACATTTTGGGCGACTTCCTGCCGGGTCTGGTTGGCGAGGCATACGAGGCCAGCTTTACCGCCACGGGCGGGCATGCGCCTTACACGTGGAGCTGCACGGGCCTTCCGGCCAACCTCAGCATGGCCACCACCAGCGATGTCACCGGCATTCCGGCTGCGGCGGGCGTGTCGAGCGTGACGATCACGGTCGTGGACCGCTACGGCGTTCGTGCCAGCGAAGTGCGCACGCTCCCGGTGCTGGCGAAGCCGAACTGGGTGGGCGTGAACGGTACGGGCCAGATTTTCGTCGTGCCTGAAGGCACCGAGTGGGACGAAATGACGACCCATGACGCTGGCTTCTCGCCGAAGTCTTTGATCAGCGATGGTCGTCGCATCGTGGCGTGGCAACCCAACGTCGTAAACCTGAGCTATTCCGATGACATCGGTGCAACGTGGGAGCACTTCCCGACCGAAGCGGCGCCGGGCTTCGA